CGAGAGTTTATATACCGTTTCGGACGGTCGACCTAGGGAGATGCCGGAAGGGGCAGCTCGTGAGGTGGTCGGTTAGGGTCGAGAATCTCTGGAACATAAGTTGGTAAGCCATTTTCGAGTTGGTATTCGAGCATGGTTTTAGAGCCAGGGAGTGTCGTATCAGGATCAAATTTGAAGTGAGCGTGGTTCCATTTGGGCGCGAAAGAAAGCGGCCCTTTGTAGGAGGCGTAAGTGGCTTGCACTTCGTAGAAGGAAGGAAAGTGATCGAATTGAAGAAGTTCGGTCCATGAGTCTAGCATTTTGAATTGGCCAGGGAGGAACTTGATGACGTTTGCCATCGTGTCTTCGTTGACGGGACTCGCGAATGGAAGGAAGGTGTAGTATACGTCGCGGCAGAAGTTATGGAAGGTAAGGTCCATGGCTGCGGCAGCATATGCGATTCCAATTGCGCGGGCTGACATATATTTGTCAGTGGGTCCGTGCTCTGGGTAACAGAGTTGAGCGATCAGTTTTCCGAGGGGACGAGTGGGAGTACCGAAGTTGCAGGTATAACCGAGGGTTTCGATTTTGTGTCGCAAGGACGTAACGATGGACTTTGTTTTGGAAAGGACCATGTTGTAACGTCGAAGAGCGTAACCTTCGAGGAAGGTAACGAAGTTATCGAGGCGGACAATTGACCAATGCGTGAATGCGCAGTTGTCATCGCCCATGATGAACAGAAGGAAGGCTTCTATTTCGTCATCGGTTGTGCCAAATTCGTAGAGGGCATCTACAATAATGAAGATGTTTCCGAACGAATCGAGGTACTGGGTGTTGAAAATACCGGATGGGACACCAGCGTGGGTGCGTCGGTATGCATAACCATCTGAAGATAGATAGGTCATGTTGTTGAACCAAAGGTGAAGGAATGTGAGGAGGTTGTCCATTCTGTTGAACAGCTTGGTTTCGTCGAGATCGGGATATGTGGGATATTCGTACGTCGGTTGGTATCCTTGATTAATAACGATCAGACTTCGAAGGAAGTCGGTGTAGAAGATGTCAGTTACAACGCGAGGTAGGCGTTGATCGAACTGAGACCAATCAATGGAAAAGTAAGAGCGATAGCTCTTGGCAACGTGGTCGAGGTAGTGGTTTGCACCACGGATGGTTTCGAGGCCGTACATAATACAGCATTGGGGTTTACGGGCTTGTACTAACAGTGGGAAGGTTAGCATGACTTCTATAAGGAGGAAGAGGTCGTCAGCTGCATAAACGGGACGTTGTTTGAGAATACCGTTTCTGTCGCTAATGTGGTTGCGAGTGTAGAGGACGGTGGGGTGTTCGTTGATAAACTTGTTGAGGTGGTGGGCAAGGTCATCGGCATCGTAAGGAGAGCTGGGGTCGTTGGTAAATGGGACGCCAGTTTGTTTGATGGTGTGAACAATGGTACGAGAGTTTTCCAGAAAGGCGTTGATGTAATAGCCTTTAGAGGTGGGTTTGTCTGCGTACTCGGAGGGACGTGAATAGTGAGCATGAGCTTTCGTTTTGTAGTGGTGGCGGTTGTAGTAGCCGGTGCCGGTGGAGAGAGGAAGTTTGGCGTATTGTGTGTCTACAAAGTGGACGGGAAGATAGGGCTTGGTAGCGAGAAAACGGTGGCAGTGTCTAAGGATTGCTTGTTTTCGGTCTTCGGGTATAGGGGCTGAAGGGACTTGTTCTCTGTTGAAGTCGGAGAACGTAGCGTCGGTGGTGCCGAGGGGACGACAATAGGTGTCGATGTGCTTTTGGTACATGGGATACTTGTGGGTAATCAAATGTTGGAGAAGGTGGTGAATACGAAAACCAGTTTCAGGGAGGGTGTCGGTGGTGGTGACGGTTTGACCTTTGTGGTATCGGTAAGGAACGGAGTGAATGCCGGGAGAAGGGGATCTTTCGAAAGGAACGGGTTTGGGCGGACTGTAAGAAAAGAATTCGAAGGCTTCGTTGCGTTGGGTATCTCTATTGATGAAGGTATCCTTTTGTCTGTTGTAAGTAGCTTCGAGAGCGGCAAGTTGTTGCGCTTCTGTGAGCTTGGATCTAGCGCCATGATAGTGACGTTTGATATCGGAGTCAGACGTTGCATGTTGAGTCGTTTCAGGGTCAGAACTTGACTGTTGGAAAAGTTTCCATTCGTTTTTAATACGAACGAGCTTCTCGTGGAAGTAGTTTCTAACGTTGTTGAAAGGCATGTTGAGAGTTTAGAGGAGAGAGTATATTTTATATATGAATTCGTGGGAGGCGGTGAAGGCC